AAACAATTCCATCCTTATCTCCCGCGCCATAACAGCGCTCTATTCCGGTTAGCTGGTTGTTAAAGACTATGACGCCATAGCCTCTGTATAACCTCACCTTCCGGCAGCGGACAATCCTTAATCCATTCTATGCCGTCCTTCACTTTCCAGCCGGTGGTGTCAACGCCTTCAATATAAACGTTAGAAAACACGTTTAGTCGCAGCTGGTATTTGCTAACATCAAGCCCAGACATCCCACGCTGAAGCTGAATGAACGCGTCAACATCATATTGTTCATGTAGTGTTAACGTGATGCCGTCGACCCATAACAGCATGGCAATCAGGTCTAAAGTGCGGCGTGACTTGGCTGTGTAAAGAATAATATCCGCAGCGGAACCGGACTCTCTAATCTCATTACATATCTGCATGATCATCATTGGCTTTAGCATCGGCTCCCCGCCGGTCAGCATGATCATGTCATAGCCTTCAAAGCCGTCGCACACATCAAGTCCGTTTAAGTCCCAATCATTATTGCAACACCCTGCGCAATCTCTGTTGCACGCTTCAAACATCACCAGCCTAAGTTTACTCATCGTGATTCCTTTAACTTGTTAACCGTTACCGCGTCCGATCAAAAAGCGTGACATTGCTCAGATAATCACGCACGCCGCCTGTGATCTCTTCCCAGGCCTTATCTGGATCAGGCTCATCGCCGGTGATTGCTGTTACGATTGCTGCGATAGTGACAAGCTTCGTGTTTTTGGTCCTGTAGCCACCGTTCGGACCTTTCTTGCTCTCGACCAATTTGGCGGCCTTCAGCTTTGTGAACAGCGGTTCGAGGTAGGATAGGGATTTGTGCTGTAGCGTGGCTAGGTCAGCCAGACTGACCAGGCCTTCCTTGCCTTGACGGTTTGCCAGATCAACCATTGCTATCGTGGCTGCCCGTGCTTTGGTGCATGCTATTTTCATCGGTGTGTCCTTTCTTTATGTACACTCATTAAAGCATACAAGAACTATGGACACAATAAAAAGCTCGACTAGGTGCCGGGACTTGTTTAGCCGACTGGCTTCAAAACTTCGACCAATGCCATAGCGCTGTTGCTGTGCTGGTCAAGATCGACGCCAAGCGCCTTGGCTTTGTCTGTGGCGGCTTCGAAGGCCTCGACAAAGCTGGAGGTTTCCACGTAATAGGTGTGGCCATCCTCCAGCTTCTCAACGCTCTCGAAAAATGTGACCTTGATCACTCAATCTCTTCCCAATCGTCGGCAATGATATCGCTACCGCTCGGCACCCAGGTTGCTACATCGTTCTGCGCCGTCTTTAGCGCAAAATATGGACGGTACGGAACTAGATCGCCAGCGAAGTGACCCTTGATAGCTTCGGTCTGTGCCGGGTAGCTGTTGCCAGGCACCATATAAGCAAACATGCCGCTGCCATTCCAGCCACTGCGCGCTACCTTCGCCCCTTCCTTCAGGCGCATTAGCGCCCAGCTGAATGAGCCAAGCGGCGCAACGCCGGCCGGGTTCAAATCCGCTTCCTCGTAGTTCTTGTCATAGAACGCCTTGGCAACATACCAGCGGTCATCGCCATTCTCGGGATTGACAGCAATCATGCCACCTACCTCCGGCGTATCTTCCGCGCTAACGGAAACACCAGACAGATCTTCACCCAGAACATAAGGGCGCATTGGTTGTACATTTTTCTTACGGTAGTTTTTCATATCTCACCTTCGCTTAATGTTTTGCCGCTATGATACGGCGCTTCTTGAAACCCATTTACCACGACCATTAAACCAAATTTTGATCATGTATTTGTGGTCGTTATCGATGATGCGGCACCGCTTTTTATCGTACGTCACCGTTTTGCTTTTCCGTGGTTGGTTAGCAGGGGATGAACCCTGTTTTCATGCCGGATTTAATCCAGTGCTCTTCACCAAACCGAAGCCACCTGGAGCGATAGAAATACTCCTTGTTCACCTTCTTGTATTTCATTCCGGTCACCGGGTGCGCGAACATCGGTGCATTCAAGTGCGTGTTGTTATCTCTCAGCCAGGTCATAATCTTTTCCGTGGTTGTTATTTCTCTTGCTTAACCATTCTTGCGTCTTCGCTGAATGATCCTCTATTACATCTGTCTGGCTTGTCTTCACGTACCGTATCGCTCAGGTCGTGGATAGTGCTGCAGTTGCTGCAGGTGATCCAAACCGCTGGCTCTGCCCGCTCTCCATCGTCATGACCTTCTGGCTCAATCTTAAATTTGAACAAGTCGTTACAACCGCAGTTTCCGCAGATAACATGCAGTCTCGCCATCACCATAATGAATCCTCTTTTCCGTTACAGTTTTGGTGGTATTGGCATCCACGCTGTTGGCGCGTCGTAATGAAGGTCGAGATGTTTGCCGCTGCAAGGCTCAATCCATGCCAGGCCGCCTCGATACCCACTGCCGCCTTCTGCGTAGTACCAGTCCCAATAGGCAACACTCACATCACCATCGAACAGTAGAAGTATCCTCGGCGGTTCAACCCACTTGGGATCGCTAACACATTCAGCGCCGCCACCTTTGGGCGCTGTTTCCATTGGCTGCCATTCACTAGGCTTAGACATAACCGTATCGCCCTGGCCGAACTCTCGACCCGCCTTCCATGCAGATTTAACGTGATCAGCCGTGCAACCAACGTACGGATAAACATGTTGCTGTTGCCACCATCTCTCGAAACCATCACTCATTGGTCTATCTCCTAAAAAGCCTTACTTGCGATAGCGCCCAGATCTTCAGGGTCGCTGTCCAGCAGTCGGCGGGTTGTTTTCAGATTGGCATTGCCCAGCAGCGCTTAATCAAGCGCGGGAAGTAACGACCGCCCTACTCGAGCGGCCTAGTCGTATTCGCTTGGCTCCGCAGAGCCCGGCCCGAACTTGCTCAGACCATACCAACAAGGCACGCCGTTATCGTTCTCAACTTGAACTGAGCCGCCGCGCTGTACGCCCTTGTAGGTTTGGCCGATTGTCAGCTGATCTTCAAAGCCTTCGTTATCTTTGCATTCGTAGTTCATATTGATTGCCTGGTTGAATTGGCCGCCCGGTGATCGGGCGACCGGTTACGGTTTACGCTTCGCCGATGAAGGTCTTCAGCTCCAGAGCTTGGAACGAATCGTTCAGAAGGTCCTTGAACTCTTCGGCTATCTCTTCTTCGATCTGCTCCAGTCGCATGATGCGGAACACCACCGCCGGTTTTTCGCCACCGGTAAGGATGCCGACACGAAGAGAAAATTGACGCTCTTCCAGGCCATTGTACGGCGTACAGGTGAACGCCATTTCAGCCGGCAAGCTGTCTTGGTTCTTGGCTTCAATGCGCTCCATAGCGCTGGCACTTTCGCCAAAATCGTGAACCTTGCTGTTCACTTCGCGCGCCGCTTCGATCGTCAGATCCATCAACCGCTTTGCGGATTGGTGCGCCGTCATAGATTCGCCGTCGCTGTTGGCAACAACGATATGATCAGCCCAGTCTTCGATAAACTCGGCGGCGTCCTTTTGCTTCAATGGCCGTCCGGCGATACCAACCACCGCAGCCAATGCCACCGTGCGTTTCAGCTTCAGTCGTGCGGTGTTCTCTTGGTGGCCAGGCTCTTCAACCGTACCAAGGTCGAAGATGGTTTTGGCCGTCATGCTGTCGGCATTGACAAAACAGGTGGCGCCCAACTGATCAAATTCTTCGTTGTAGAAGATGAAATCCTTGATGCTGCTGGTGCCGAATTCAAGGCGGTAACGCGAAGCATTCGGCATAAGGCGCTCTATGACTTCAATGTTGTAGCTATCGGGCACTACGATCGCCGGAACTTGAGTGCCGGCTTCGGTCAGCTGCTTGATCAGATCAGGGATGTGCGCAGATTCTTGAATCTGCTTGATTGCGTCTTTATTCATTGACATAGCTGTTTCACTCTTCGTTGAATGGAGCCCGACCGGTGCCGGGCTGCCTGTGGGTTATTTTACGCTGTGGATACCATCTCGCTCCCGCGCCAGGTTGAGTTGACCGCCATCCTCTTCCTTCGGCGGCCCGATGGTTAGGACGCCACCTTTGCCGACAAAGAACGGCGTATCGGTGGTGTCTTCCTCGCTTCGCTTGCCGCGCTTGGTCGGTACCGTGGTACCCAGCTTGTGCGTGACAATCAACTGGTTGTTATCGCCGATTTGCTGGAAACCGATCTCGATAATCACCTTGCCCTTCTTGTTTCCGATGCCGTGAAGCACGGTGCCAAGAGCGGCTTCGCTCAGAACGTGGGCCAGCTTCTCTTTGAAGACTCCGGCGCCCAGCTCATCGATAAAATCATCTACGTTTGTTCCTGATCCAGCCATGATATTGCTCCCGTTATTTGGCGTAATCGCCGTTCTTGATTGCGAAATAGATTTCCATGCAAGCCTTGGTGTCGACCATGGCATTATGAGCCCCCTCAAGCTCTTTACCGGTGAAAAACTTGTAAGCCTCTGGCAGCGTGTGGCCAGACTTGCCGCCCATGATATTGCGCGACTTCATCAGAGTGCAGAAATACAGGTCGCGATTCTTCCACTCTTCATCTGGAATCAAGTCAGGCATGTAACGCTTGAGCGCGATCCGGATTAGCCGGTTGTCGAAGGTGGTGTTGTGCGCCACTCGCAACCCACACTTGCGGTACAGATCGATAAACATCTGCAGCGCTTCCTGCTCTGGGATACCTTGCGCCGCCGCGATCTCTTCGGTGATACCGTGGATCTCGGTCGTCTCTTCCGGAATGATCCAACCATCAGGCTTGATGATCACACCCAGCTCTTCAGCGACTTCGCCGGTTTCCTCGTCGCACAGCGCAGCACCAAGCTGAACCATGTGCGGCTGGCTTTCATGCTCTGATGGCTCTTTCCATACCGGCAAGCCAGTGCTTTCGACATCCCAAACTAAAATATGCCCCATGATATTACCCTTCGTTTTATTGGCGGCCGTTAAGCCGCCGATTGGTTGTTAGCTGGAAAGCTTAGCTGTTGTTTCTGAGCCTTCTACCTCGGTGTCATCTCTGACAACGTGCCGGCTAACTAGGCTGCCCTCATGCCAGTTTTCTTTGGCCTCTTCTTCGCTGGTTGCTAAAACTCTGTACTCAGAACAACCCCTTGAATACCCGCTCCATTGAGTAACAACTAAATACGCCTTAACCGTTTCATCTTCCGGCTTCTGCTCAACTGCTGGTCCATATTCAATCGAATCGGCCACCTCTTTTATATAATTGCGCTTCGGCTGGGTTGCCTCAGCTTCTGCCGCCCGGCGGTCGAACTCGGCTTGGTCTGCCTTGATCTGCTCGGCCTCTTCCAGCTTAACCGCCTGATCAAACGCCACGCCAAGCTGCTCAATTACCTGAGTCCGTGCGCCAGCTGCCTCTTGATAGCGATCGCCGAATTCTTCAGCCGGGATAACATGGCCCATCAGGCTGTCGATCTTGGCGCTGATCTCTTTGGAAGTTTTGTTCATGTAGTCGAGCGGGATCATTCGCAGATTGTTGATGCGCTGATCAATTGCGGCCTTGCGCTCTGCTTCGAGCCGGCCCTGCTCGGCAGCCAGGCGGTCGCGCTCGGCGGCTTCTGCCTGGGCCTTCTGCTGAAGGATCTGGCCAAGCTGCTCAAGTACCTCCTGCTTGGTCTTCAGCGCTTCGGCGGTGAACTCATCGAAGTTATCGGCGCAGTCAATCAGATCGATCGATTCGATAATTCCGCTAACACCTTCGGAGTCGGTGCCGTGCGCTTCAAGGACAAAGTTGTTGATGCCTTGAATGCGCTCCTTGATTCCAGCAACGCGGTCGGCCTCTTTCTTATCGACTTTCTCTTGATGATCATCGCGCGCATTTTTGAATGGCTCGCTGATCGTCTCTAGCTGCTCCTGAATCGCCTTGGCTTCAGTGTTGACCAGGGCAACATGCTTTCGCGCCTCCTCGCCCTGAATCTTGCGCTCTTTCTCCAGCGACGTTTCAACCTTTCGGATGGATCGGTAATCCTTCTTGCACTGCTCGAAACCGGCAGTAGTTGAGCAATCAGGCCGGTGGCTGTACTGCTGCTGTAGCGCGGCGATACCGGCTTCAATCTTGGAGTACGCTTTGATTGTCGTTTCCATAGTGTTATCCCTTCGTTTCTAATTGGCGCTTGCGCTCGGCATAGGCCGTGGCAAACTTCTTTTTAAGCGGCTCAGAGTCGAATGCTTGACCCTGGCAGCGTTTATCCAAATCGTTGAGCACGGCCTTCTTAAGAGTTTCCAGAGCCGACATGTTCGGCATTAACTCAACGCCGCTTTTGATCTGCCGGTCTAGCCACTCACCAACCGTCGCCAGCTCTTCAGTCATATTGAGCGCCAGGTAGCCCTCAAGTATTGCCTTGTGCTTGTCGTAGGCATCCTTGAACTCTTTGCCTAGCCCGGTGTTCTGAGCAGCTTTGGCTGCTAAGTAAGCATCCTTAAACGCGTCCTGCAGATCGGCCATTGTTTCGGCTATGGCCATTGCTTTGATGAATGGAGTGTAATCGGTGTGCGGCACGGCCCAGGCTGGCAGTTGTGGCGGCTTCCAATCAAGGCCGAACTTTTCGCCGCCGTTCTTTGGCGTTACCCGCTGAAAATTTCCGGCCGCATTGCGCTCTGAATCGCAAACCTTGCAGTCTGCCCAAATGGTTTTATCCAACTGGTAAAGGTATCGGCCAATGCCGAACAGGACGCCGGCGCGCTTCATCGACCCAGACAAACCACCCTTTAGCGGTTCGATGTTGGTGAGCTCGGCACCATCCCATCGAGTGATCGACCTATCGCCAGCATGGACCGTGATACCACAAAGCCATCCCTTTCCGTCCGGAGTTGGCTTGTGTGCGTTCTCCCATGCAAGCGGGAACACTTCGTCAAGGCGCTGGTGAATAGCCCGGCTGGTGATGTAAGGCACGATCATGGCCCAGGGTTTGTTATTGCCACCCATGCCAGCGGTTTGAATGCGCCACTTCACATCTTCAGGCTCGAACGGGGCACGCAGTTCGGCTAACAGATCTCGCTCACTCATCAGAACGACATCCCTTCGTCTAGTGGCGTGGCCGGGCTGCTATCAAACGCATAATCCGAAACCGGGGCAGGAGTGATTTCGATGGTCGTTGCGTTTTTGCCCGCTGCTTTGTAAAGCTTGTCGCCAGAGGTCATGCCGGTTGTTTCCAGCGCCTCGAGAAGAACCGGCCGCTTTATGATTTCAGCGAAAATCTCATTCTTATTAAGATTGGCCTCCTCGATCGCTCTTTCTGCCGACTCAATAGAATCCTCTTGTCGCTGATATTCCCAGATCAACTGGCTTGCTGTTTTATCTTTCATCGTTATTCACCTTCGTTCGCATCGTTAATCGATGTCTAAGTTATTAAGCCAGCCACTCGGCAAGCATGCAGAGCCCAATGATCACGCTGAGCGCAGATAAAGCGAATACTGCGTTACGCAGATGATGTTCCAGTCTGGTTAGCGGTTTCATGCTCATCTCTCTGTTGTTTACCGTATAGCCGTTAGGCTGGGTTATGGCAGGTACTCTTCGTAATCTCCCGCTATTTCTGACATGACATTCTCAATGTAGGCGATATCCGCGCTTCTGCGCTCCTCGTGACCAGCGTTGTTAATGCTGTTTGAAAGCTTCCGAAGATGTTCGTAACTGACAGCTGCTTGCTGGCCGTTCGCTCGGTTTTGTATCCTGTGTATATAACCAGCAATGTCGCCAAGCAAGTCGAAGTCATTCTGCTTTGCCATGAACATCTCAAACAAATCGCGCTCTACATTCATCTCTAAATCCTCGTTGTTGTTTGTTACCTACTTAGCTGCGTTAGGTGGCTAGTCAGAAAGCGTGTCTTCGACCAGCTTGGTGTAACCGATAATGTCGTGCCAGCTGTCTTTATATTCGGGGTCGCCGTTTAAGATTCGCCCGACCTTATGAGCCACCATGTCCAGCGCCTCACGCTTGTCATCAGACAAGGCTAGCCAATTGGGGGAGTCGATCATTGCGCGCTTGATGTTCTGAGTGATCCGAGCGTGCCCTGTGAAGCTACCGTATCTTCCTCCGCGCTCCAGCAGAGTTTCTTCGATTGCAACGCTGTTTGGTGTGTCGAAGGTTTCAACAATATGCGGATCTGCGCATTGGTCATCATTCTCTTTCATCTCTGCGTCCTCGTTCGTTATCTGTTTAGTGTTACCTACAAAGCCGCAATTAAGCGGCTAGGATTGGTTGGCGGCCTTCTACCGCTTCCTTGCTACAAGCGGAATATCAAGGAATTTCCCAAGCCACTTGAATACAGAGCTTGCGCAGTCGAACACTAGAGCGAACAAGTTGATCGCAGGAGTGACGGAGCAGATGGCCCACCAGACTATCAGGCCAACCGTCAAATCTGGCTTGTAATACTCGTCGCCTGATTTGCCCAGGTCGCTCTTATATAGACCGATGATCCGGAACAGGTATACAGGGACGCAGATCGCCAGCGGTATCCAATAGACGAACAGCGCCAGCATGCTCATGAATTCAAAACTCGTTACATAATCAAACATTTTTATTTCCTTTCGTTGTTTCGTTTGGTGTGAGTAACGATAGTCGTCGACCCATTCGATGTCAACGAATAGTTTGCAATATTCCTATTTAGGTATTAAGCTGCTGGAAACTCATAGAACAAGGCGGGATAAGTAATGGCTTTAAACGTAGGTAAGTCGACCAAGATCATGATGGCCAAGCATGACGTCAACGGTAAGTGGCTTGAAGAGCAGCTTCAAGTTAGCCGGACCCGGGTTAGCGGGATCGTCAATAGCCCTGATGCCGGGGCCGCAATGATCAACAAGCTGGCCGAGCTGTTTGAAGTGCCGGTGTCGGAGTTTATTGCTCTCGGCGAATCAGAGTAGTCAGTTGAATGACTGGCTGGGCCAAAATATACCGATCTTTAGCTGAGCATGAATTGTGGCTGGCTGAGCCTTTCACTTATGGCCAGGCATGGGTTGATATCTTCCTCAACGCCAATCACGCCCCTGGTTCGTTCATGGTCAAAAGACAGCGGGTATCTCTTGAGAGGGGTCAGCTTGGATGGTCTGAAATCACCATGACAGAGCGCTGGAAGTGGTCGCGGGGGAAGGTTCGACGTTTCCTGAAGCGGCTTTCGAGCGACGGCATGATTGAGCAGCAGGCGGGACATCTGACTAGCATCATAACTATATGTAATTACGACGATTATCAAGGCAAGCAGAAGGAAGGCGATACATCTGACGGTACAGCAGGCAGTACAGCAGACGGTACACGTGACGGACATCTAACGGTACATGAGGCGGTACACAAACAAGAATGTAAAGAAGAATTAGAATTGAAGAATGGTAAGAAAACACCATTACCGGCTGCCGCCGCTAAGTCTTCTGATGCCGTTTACCAGATCTTCACTTACTGGCGTGATGTGATGAAAAAGAACAACTCAGCCAAATGCACCCCCAAGCGCACCAAGGCTGTGAAGGGTCGACTGGCTGAAGGCTATTCTGTTGATGATATCAAGGCCGCCATCTTTGGCTGCTCTGCAACACCCCACAACATGGGACAGCAATCATCGACCAACCCGGCAGGTAAGCGCTTTGATTGCCTTGAGTTGATTTGCAGGAACGGCGAAAACGTTGAGCGCTTCAAGTCGAACGGGGAATCGATATCACCCGCCGAACAGAAACAAGCTGATATTAATGATTGGATCAACGACACCGAGCAACCACCGATGACTGATTACTCTGAAGGGGAGACGCTAGACCATGAACCATTCTGACAAACATGCTTTTCAAGAGTTGTTTCACGGCCTGGCTGATTATTACAACCCTAAAACAGCTGGCGATAACAACCCCGCGCGGCTCAGCAGAATGACCTTGCAGATAACCTTTGCCGGCTTGGAAGAGTACAGCATGGACCAGATAAGTCAGGCAGCAACGGCGCACATCAAAGATCCTGACAGCGGCATGTTTATGCCTGACGTTGCCAACCTGACTAAGCACTTGTCAGGCGGGGCAATCAAAGCCGATCAGATCGTCGCTGCCGCAAAGCTGGCTGAAACCCCTCTTGGCATCATGGCTAAGATTCACATCGGCAGTTGGGATCTGAACCGCCTCAACAGCTTCGACCTGAAGCAACGTGCCGAGGAAGTCCTGCAACTGCTTCCAGCCTGGAAGGTCGCCGCCGCCGCCGGAGAATACTCCGACCACCAGATAACGATAATGACCAAGCACGGCGTTGACCCGCTACAGCCGTTCTATATGGGCCTAGCCGCACCTGTCAACCGTGAGGCGCTGTCAGCACGGATTGCGCACGTAACGGGCACCAGGCGTCATGCCGAGCTGCTTGAGGCTCCGTATCAAGAACCAGCCACCGCCAGCACTGGATCAACTCAGGTTGCGCAGATAGCGCGGTCTATTGGGAAATTGGAGAATGATAATGACGGGTAAAAAATACGACCACACCCACGTAGGCAGGATAGCAAACGCGCTCGAATGCACCAAGATAGCAAACCATAGGTTCGGCCTAGAGAGGGCTCTAACGCTGGTATTGCAAGGGCCTATCGGAATCGGCGGGCAACGCTGTGAAAAAATGGTTGAAGCTGCAAAGAACCGGGATCTTGATGAGTTTTCAAGAATGTTAACCGAGACAATTACCGCAGGCAGGATCAATGACTAAAACCTACGTCTCCGGCACCGAGCCAGACCAGCCGGACAAGACCGATCAGGAACCACAGGAGCAGGCCGAGCAATCGAACACAGGCGTCTCGGGTACCACTCACGGTGGCCGGTCAAGCAAAGACTCGGCGAAACGGGAAATAGCAGCAATCAAACAGATGCTGAAATCATAGGGGAATAGAGAATGAGCGGAAATGTATTTTATAAAATGCGTTTAGTGCCGGCTGAGCAAGGGCTGGAAATTATCACAGATGTATGGGTCTCGATTCACGAAACGCCATGCTTCCACTTCTGTGTTCGTAATAGTGAGCAGCGGATAATCCATCTGTTCCACGGAAAGAATGAAACCGATCTGCAATATGCAAAACGCACAAGGATGCTGAAGCGTGTGTCGAAATCAAACAGCCGGTTTGCGTTCGACAGCAGAAATAAGGCGCTTGAGCATTTGAAGTTTCTGAAAAAAAAGCAGCTTTACCATATGAAACGAGATATGTCATTCATCAAAAAGTTTCTGTCGACTTCAGATGAAGACCTTAATTCAACCGGCCCTATACCAGATACCAAGGAACTGGTTCGCGAACATTTTGTTTTCGACTAGCCCCGCACACAACAGGCTAGCTGGCATACATTGGAGAGTGAGAGATGGATAATAAAACATTTCTGGTTAGTTACTACAACGAGGGCGACTGGTATCTGACGCGCATATCAGCATTGGGATTTGAAAACGCAGAAGAGATCTGTAAACGCCATGGCTTAACCCTATTAGGCGAGCATAAGTTTACATTACGCTGGCCGCTTGGGTGGCTGGCATCCTGGCTTATAGGCTAACACCGCTATTAGCCCAGACGTGGCTATGCGAGTTAATTAGGAGAGAGTGATGATGGAAAATGAATTTTATTTGCGCGACACGCGATCTGATGTTGGTTCCACCTGTATGTTTTGGGCGATTGATGGATGCGGCTACACCTCCGATTTAGATAAGGCGCATGTATTCAATAGAGAGGAAGCGCAGAAATACGCTGACCGGCGAGAGCATTTTATTCCACTCAGTAAGCCGAAGGTTGATCAGGTATCAACTATTCGGGTTGATATGCAATACCTGGAAACAAACACTGATCTATCAAGAGGTATTGTTATACACAAACGCGTCGGCAGCTATGACGGCAATGATATTTACTTCGCAAGCGGTGATGGTGGACGCACATTAAATTACAATGAGGCCGAGGTTTTCACAGAGGACAACTTTATTGAAGCGCTTATTGGAACGGGAGGCGCGGTGCTGTCAAAGGCTTTCATAGATACTATCTGCCGCCGCACTGTTCAGACCAAAAATATCAACCACCGCAAAATGATCACCGCTTCTGGAGTTAAATACCGCGCTCCACGAAAATCACGATCAACAACAGGCAAGACTCGCGGCAACTGCCCTACGTGCGGAAAGATCACCTGGGACTACAACCCATATGAAAATGCCTATTGTGTGTTTCCTCGCGCATGTCAATCAGATCACGACAGAGGGTGGTGATTAACCAACCCAGCGCCATAGAGCGCTATAGGAGGAAGGATGATTTACACATACGTAGTTGATCATGGCAGCAAGAACCCGGCAGTCGGCGCAGACACGCAAGTCAATGGTGGAGCTTTGCAGGTAGTGATGTTCGATGACGGGCTGGCAAAGCTGGAGGCGATGGAAGATTTCATTAATGAGCTTCGTGAATCGACTAGTTGCGATCAGACAAAATACGCTATCGATGGCTTTATGAATTGATATCCAACCTGATAGCGGCTATGGTTATCTAGCCCCCGAGACGCTTAGCCGCGTTGTTTAGGAATCGTCGCCTAGCGGGGGTGTTCAAATTCAAACGACGACCACTTGGACGGAGTGAGTATCATGATTAAGACACCATTAAACCCGAGCAAAAAAGCCACTAAGCGAGTCAAGAACCCGCTCCCTGTGCCTACTGCGTGCAATTGCTGCCGTGACTGGGAAACAGGCCAGCCATCATCCGGCTGTATTGATCTTGTCGAGAACAAAGAGATCTACGGCCGTAATTATGGCGAATGGCCGTGGGCGTATCTGTGCGATAACTGCGGCGCTTATGTTGGGCTTCATCCGTTCACCAATATTCCACTCGGAACCCTTGCTGATAAGCCGATGCGCGAGGCCAGGAAGAGTTGCAAGCCCGCATTTGAACGACTCCATAAAGCCGGCCTTATGTCTCGAGGTCAAGCCTACCAGCGACTGGCTGACAAGCTTGGCATAGACAAGAGCGAGTGCCATTTTGGCTGGTTTGATACCGAAACATGCTTTCGCGCACGAGAAGCGTCGTTTCAGATAGCTTCGGAGGCGTCATGAAAGATCGAATCTACTTCAACCCATCCACCACTGCCGCCGACCTAATGGCTCGACGCGATGCTATTCGAGCTGTGAGCAATACGCCAGGCCTGCGCTTCACCTCCAACATCTGGATTCCAAAGCCTGGGCGTCGTCGTCGCTGCAACCTTCTACCGGAGCGGTCTGTTATTGAGCCTTCGCCTATCAGCCATAAGAAAATTAATGAGGTGGTGTGATGAATAATTTGGCAGATGACATTTACGCAGGATATAGAGCAAAAGCTGCTGACCAACTTGATAAGGATGTGAGAATCTGCTGGCCTGATGTGGTCTCTTTTTTGTCCGATGGAGATGTGGGCGAACTAGAAGAAAGCAGCAGCCAGAGTTGTATGGAGGAGTCGATAATACACCCTGATAAAAGCTGCTGGTGTGGCAAATTTGTAGACGGTAAGGCTGTTTAATAGCGAGTCTTCATAAAAAACCCCGACTGGATAGGCCGGGGCAAAGTTTCAACGAAGGAAATAACAACATGAGCAACAATAACGAACAATGCCGCAACACTCAAGCGGAGATCGATCGTGATATGGAAGAGTCGCGCCCTTGTAAGCGCTGCGGCCATGACTTCGATTATTGCGACTGCCCAGACGACGGCAGCGAATGCCAGGAAGCTGACCATGGGTAGGGTATCAGCAAGGCGCCCACCAAAGGCCGAGCTAGAACGACGAATAGAATCAGGCCTGACGCTTGTCCAGATATCGAAGATATACGGCGTTCGACCAGACACGGTGTATAAGTGGCGCATCCATTATTGCATCGATGCAGTTGTTGGCATTAACAAGCCCAAGAACATCGAGTGCGGTGAGGCTGTCGTGGTGGGGATATTTACTGAAGAAGGCGAGCCAGGGCAATACGCGGTTCCTGGCTGTGGCCCAGCAATTGGCTTAAAAGCGGCACGGCGTCTGGCAAAGATTATGAATACTGAGATGGGAGGCTGAGTGATGACCACAAACCGTAAAGAGTGCGCCACCGGCGGCGACCGGCAATACATGGGCCTGGTGCACCCGATCAAATTCTGCGACTCATACGACAAACGCCGGATGTCTTGCATTGCGCAGGATGGAACCTGTGGTTGTCAGTATGAGCAAGCCAACCAGCCACAACAGCAAGCACAGGAATCCAAATCATGAACATCGACCAATTTAAAGCACAGGTTGAATTCCAGCTCGAACAGGCAATGGCTATCGACTGGAGCAATCCGAAGAATCTCAATCCTATGGGCGTTGCGCTCTGCAACCAGATGGCCGTGGCAAAGATCATGATGCAACCGCAAAACCAGATGGCTATGTACCAGAACGCTCAGCGCCAGTGGCTGAAGATGTGGGGGTTGTGATGAGATATATGAGAGAATTTGAGCGCACGTCAGCAATACTGCACTCCAGAATAGCGACGCTAGAGGCAGAGTTATTTAAGGACTGGTCTTCATCATTTAAGCAACATCCTTCTGTAATAGGCATAGTTATGAATGGCGTTTGCGATTGCACTTTTACCAGCAACTTATTTTCTACAGGCGTGAATCAAGGGGTATTGTGTGATGGGTAGGCCGAAGTATCAGCGCCGGTATTCTGATGACGAACTGAAAGCAATAGCTGACCGGCAACTGGACCGCATCAGGCGCGGTGAGCCGATGCTGACAGTCATGTATCTGCCGATCAGAGACAGGGTCAAGGTCGAGCGTCAGTGGAAGGAAGGTGGCGGTGCGCCTTACAGGCTTCGTGATGTTGCAATTTGAGTCGTAGCGGCTAAGAACCGTCTTGGTCGGCAACGAAGCCAGCGCAAAGGTCGTGCAGGCCATCATCATGCGGATGTTCCGGCGCGCGCGGTTGATTGAACTATTGAGGGGCGAGCCAAATGAAAATTAACTTCGTAAAGCACCCCGGCGGCACCCTAACGCCAGCCTCTGAAATCGAAGCTGAACGAATGGAGCGGTTCAAGACCGGCGATACCTACGAGGTAAGCATTGTCCTGCGCCGCAACGCGAAGTTTCACGGCAAGATGTTTGCCTTTTTTAATTTCTGTTTCCACTATTGGAGCAGTGATAAAGAGTTCGCCAACGAAGCAAAGCAATTTGAAGTATTCCGCAACAACCTCACTGTGATGGCTGGATTTTATGAAGAGTTCCACACCATCGCCGGAGATGTTCGTATTGAGGCCAAGTCACTCGCCTATGACAAGATGGAGCCTGAAGAATTCGAGCAGTGCTACAACGCCCAGATCAACGCGGCAATGCGGAACCTATTCAGGCCAGAAGATACGCATATTTATAATCAGCTGCTGAGTTTTTTCTAACCATACAGGCGCACCAATAGGAGAATGACTATGTGTTATATGGAGCAGCAGATGCAGCATCAAATGGAAGCCGCCGAACATGAATATAATGCTTTGATGGAAGAATTCAACCCTCCTAGGGATTGGGAATCACCTAAATGGGACGAGTACGAGAAGGTTCATGGTTGGCGCAATTATGTATCTGAAGCCTTACAGACAGAATGGCCAGGATTTACTGGTCGCCAAAAGATAATGCTTTCGTCGGCGTTTGAAGAAATAGCGGACGGAGAGCATTGGAACTAGTCGCATTAACATAATCCACTATTGGGAGAGAGGCAGATGGATAAAGTCTATGTTGTGCAGCGGAGCGGTTATGAAAGCCAAGAAATAATTGACAACAAGTTTTATCTTAATAAGCAAGCCGCCGAGGACAGAGCCAAAGAGCTGAAGGGTCTTCTACCTGATGACGAGGGGCCGATGTGGGACGGTGGCGTATTAAAATTAGGATACGATATGTGGTCGTTCACAGTCGAAGAGTTGCATAATAATGGCTAACCGGCGGCGCAAGTGCGGAGGTTGCGACAAATTCGGCATGTCCGCCGATATGCTCATCTATGGCCTAAGCGCATTCTGCGATGATACCTGCCGCAAGGTATTCACTGACAAGGCCGTAGAGCGCACCAGAGCGAAGCAGCAATCCAAAGCTAAGCGAGTGCATAGGGAGAAAGACAAGGCCTTTAAACGCGAAACCAGGGAGCGCAAGGAGGCTATAAAGCCACGCGGAGATTATATCAAAGCAGCTCAGAAAGAATTCAACCGGTTCATCAGACTTAGGGACAACGACCAGCCCTGTATAAGCTGCGGCAGGGATGCATCTCAAGTAGAGCCAACCGATGGATGGAAGCCAGGCGGGGCATGGGACTGCGGACACTTCCAAGGCGTGGGACGACGACCAGAGTTACGATTCACCGAAACCAACGCCTATCGCCAATGCAAATCCTGTAATGGCGGATCTGGTAAATACGCCAGAAAGAGCCACACGGTCGAACAGGAATACGAGGAGAGGCTTCGCGTTAGGATCGGAGATGCTGAAGTTGATCGATTGAAGGGACCAGCGCCACCGGCAAAGTGGACCATCGATGACATCAAGGCAATTCAGACAAAGTACCGGCTCAAGGCTAACATACTTGAGAAGGCGCTGGATCTGTAGTGCCCGCCACCACTCAGGATAACGGGCTGAAACCAAGCGCTTAGGCGGCTATCACACCAAACGTCTTCCAAGTGCCGGGTGTGCCGTCGAGGACGCACACATTACCAACGGTGCCACCTGCTACCGGGAATAGGTTGTATTGGATATCCCCGCGCTGCCAGGTTCCGGTTGTTGGCGCTGCTGTCATAAACACAACTACGCCTTTCGCCGCTGCATTGCCCCCGCTCGTCCACGCATACTCACCAGCTTCACCAGAGTTGATCTGGGCATGGGCTACCAAGATATCAGAGCCATCAAGAATCCCAAGGTTAATCTTAATAGCATCAGACCCAGAGGTTGCTTTGGTGTAGGTGACAGGGACAACCGTCCATCGATCATCATAGATGTAGTGCCGCGCTGCTACCGCGTTGCCTGCATTAGCAACACTCGACATGACGATATCAACGAACGCCTCTCCAGCGTTGTTATTCTTGATCGAAACGTACCCCGTATGCTCTCCATCCGCCTGGTTTCCTGTGGTGTAGTTAACACCTACCGTGCCGCCGGTAGCGTTGACCATGCGACTGGCCGACATCTTCCCGTAAACATCATCAGAAAAATTCGGTGTGAAGGTTGTAAGTGATCCCGTACCGGCCCAGCCGCCAGCTGAAAAGCTATTGGAATTACCAACCAGGTTAACCGCGCTACCGAAGTTCGAGTTAAATATGCTTTCGAGCGTCGGCACGTTCGCCTGGTTGAATAAGAAAGCGCTGCGCCCGTCGCTGCTTTTGGCCTGGTTGCCAGCAGTGCGAACCGCCGCGATACGCGGCGCAAGCGCCGCACCATCAGGGAAGTAAATTGTGTTGTTCGTCGCCACCTGGCCGCCTGCAATGTGAGTCGCAAAAGGACCGGTGATGTTGTTATTGTCTGCTAGATCAGCCCCGAAAATACCAAAGTTAGGAATTCCAGAAGCGGCAGCATTGACCAGAGAGTTATTAACTACTGTTACGTTCTCCGTTGTCTCCCTGTCGACCTGAATAAGTGCGGTCTGGGTTTGGCTCTTTCGATAGGTGATAGAGTTGTGATCGATCTTGATATTTCTGGTACTGCCAAAAGCGTCAGCGGCCAAGTCCCGTCCTACTCTGATAGTGGTTGCATTTGATGAGTCATCATCGATAATCATATCTCGAAGCGTTGCGTTCTGTACTCCCGCAGTCCTTGCCTCGAATACCGCCGTACCATCGGTGATCTGCTTGCCAATATATGGATCTAGAAGCAAACTTTCATCTGTTCCCGACGTCCCTGCCTGTGTGCATTTGTAGAAAAACCCGTTGGCAGTTGTTAGTCCAATAAAGTCGCCAAGGCTATAGGCAGTGCTATCGATTCGGGCGGTTGGTGTGAAATCAAGAACTGTGTGAATGCTGATCAGGGCCGCTTGTGCAACACCAGAAGACACGACTTCTACATCATAGATATTGACGTTCTGAATAACACCCTGGCGGCAGAACAGCGAGATAGTATCGTCGTTAGAATCCTGAACGATCTTGCTATTCCGAAGAGTGATGTTCTTAGTAAAATCCACTTCATTAGCAGAGTAGCCGTTGATCGCCGACACCCAGAACGTACCGCCGCCGTCCAGCACATCTTGGCAGCTGTTCTCTAGGTGGCAGTTATCGAACACCATGTTATTACAGCAGGCGTCCAGCCAAACCGTCACGTTATTGATATTGGCCGAGCTAGTCAAAGTCCAGTTGCAGTTTTCTATCTTGGCCATTGCGATGTTAGCAAGCCGAACAGTGTGTTGTGGCTGGGTTACGTTAGCCCGGTCGAAGTCAATGTTCAGGTTGTCGAAATGCCACCAGGCTGCTGTGTTGATATCAAACGTCCGCGCCCATCCTGCGGTTGTCCAGAAGCCACTGTCACCATTGTGATTGGTGTCAACATCTGCCCACGAAGCCTCGCCAAAGGCAATAGTAAACGCCGCTAGAGGCACAATCCAAGCACCGTTGCCAAGCGCAGACAAAAACTGAGGCCATACGATTCGACGCGAAACGCCGTAATAAACATCAGCCTCAAACTCGTATCTGTTACCGGCGGCAATCATTGCCTCAAGAGCGTCTGAATTGTCGATCGTTACCGTTGCGGTAGCTTCCCCCCTCATGCCATATTGAGCAGCGCGAAGCCTATCTTCTGACTCAAGAATTAGGGCCACGCCATTATCTGCTAAGAGATCCCCTTGGCCGTCTACAGCCTGGTTTGGATTGCCGATGTAGCTACCATAGCCAGCGTCTCCGGCAACAAACCTTCCCAGGGTATGATATCTATTACCCTCAACAATGGTTACGCCTACCCCGTCTACAGAAACTGGTCCGGCGGCAGTCATTGCAGCTGCCGTCTCAAATACAGGGCCGTATCTACTATCAGAGTCAGAGAACGAATCCGCATCATTCTGGCTAGCTACATAGTAAACCTGTGCGTCCTGAGCATTCAGAACAGCCATTGAATATGAGCCATCGACCAGTATTTCAGCAGGCGACCCATTAAAAACAGGCACGCCACCCGCACTGGTCGATATTGGTTGAGGAACAGAAGGAGTATCGACCCCCTCCTGCCTGATTGTGATCGTTTTTTGATTGGCCAGGATAGTGGGGTCTAAATCTGGCTCCCCGATGAAGATAGAGCCGTTGAATACAGGGCGGCCCTTGGTGGGGTCAGGATAGTAGCCGAACGGTAGCGATACTGTGTTAAGTGCCATGGTAATACCCTGTTTGATTTACGGGTTTTGGTCTTGGTTTTGCTGTGATGCGGCGATGCCGGCCACTCCAAACGCCGAAGCGACGCCAGGGAATACTTCATCAAACATGTAGGCAATGCGCTTAACTTCTGGGCTTGCCGCTATCGCTTTCTCAACTTGCGCTCGTGATGCGGCTCCTTCGCTTAACCGGCGCATCTGCTCAATCAGAAGCTGGCCGCCTGGCAGCTTACCAGTGATGGCAACAACGCCCAGTCGATTCATCAAATCCATGATCACGCTGGCTGATCCTTTCGGCATGGCTCCGGCCGGAGGAATCAAATCACTGGAGATCCTCTCTATATTATTAATCTTGTTTAGCGCCTGCTTGTTGCTGCCGAAGATAGCCGCCAATTTATCCGGACCCAAAGCCTTGATGCGGTTCTTGAATGCGATAGGGTTAAACACCTTAACGCCGTTGATCTTGCGCGACTCTGTTCCGAATCCAGCACTGATCAGATCGAGCATTGTTGTCGTTTGCAGATCAGCAATGGCCTGCTGTCCTTTCTCGCCAGCCTTGGCCAGGCTATGCATTGTTCGTCTGACGCTCTCTACGGGCTCAGCAGCAAGCTTTGAATATGCCTTGCTAGCTTCGATCACTGGCGTCACGCCGTCGCGCTTAACGCCGATCAGGCGTCCTGTGATGGCTTGCGGGCTGAACTCGGTCTTGAGCTGGCGCACTGTTTTGCGGGCCAGCTTTAGAGGCTCCACGATATCCGGCGACAACCCTTGTGCTGCTAAACGGTCTGCCAGCTGATCTGCTTCCTTGTCTAGCGCGGCTTTGATTGGCGCGATAGCAACTGTTGACGCTCCTGTCATGTCTCCCCGCTCTATTGCATTAAGCGACTTCCTGAACCGCTCTAAGCTATCAACCGTAAGCATTGCTGGCGCAGGAATCTCCGTTATAACCTCATCGTACCCGGTTGGACGGGTTCCTAGAGTACCGGCTATATCAACAGGCCGCTTCACCCTGCTTTTCGTAATGACCGGGGCTAAGGGCTCTGTTATTCCGTATCTAGCAAGCAGCTTATTTAGCGATTCCATAGCCGCCGGAGCCGTTATCTTTAGGTCCTCCAGCGTGTCGGCATCAGGGACGGCATCTGATATGTCATCGATGAACAGAGGAATACCACCGGCCTCCTTCGCATTCTCGGCAGCCAGGTCATACAACTCGTTCTTCTGAGTTCGCAGTAGCTTCTTACGTCCGGACAGGGCTTCCATCATCATGGTGCCGGTTTCTTCCGCTGTTTTCTCAGCGCCGATTACAGATTCCAGCGATGTTTTAATGGCTTCGCTCTGTTGCAGCTTGAACTGCCGCATAGGATCGGCCTGCACATCAGCTGCAGATTCAAGCAACCGCTGCTCTGTCGCCTGCTGGGCAAACTTGCCCTCGCCGGTCATCATCTCGCCTTTGGTTAAAGGGACCCCTTCCTGCTGAAATCTCGCAGCTGTGGCAACTTGTGCCGGGTCCGCGCCTGGCTTTTGCTGTGCGATATAGTCCTGAGCATTCGCCACAAGGTCGTCATAAGCGATCCCGGACTCGTCAAGGGCAGACTGAAACTCCGGCGTAGGCTGCCCTGCTGCGTCAATCAGCGCCCCCTTAGGGGCCGACCCCATCACACGCTGATATATGCCACGGCCAATCCGACCAAGCACAGGGAAAAGAACTTCAGCAGCACCGCCAATAGCAGCGCCAATGCCCGTTGCTGGAACCACGTCTTGATCCGTACCTGCAGCGATAAGACCACCTTCCGCACCTCCTAATCCTGCGCCAGCCGCAACACGGCCAGCCATCATTGGAATTTTTGCCGCAGCCAAGCCTGGAACAACGAACGGGGCCGCCTCTCCCACAATCTCGCCAGCACCGGTTGAATATGGCCGCTTCTTCTTCAGGGCCTCCATGGCTAGGCGCTCGCCTTCGTCTTCAGGCTCCATCAGACCAAGACCGCGACCGATAATCGACATACCACTACCCACGCCGATCAATGCCGCCTCACCCATGCCAACATCTTCTGCCACGCCGGCGTAAGCGTCCTCTCTTGCCAGGGATTGCATATCAGGGATATCTCCGGCCTGCTGCTCGACAACATCAGCAGGAGCGATATCAGACGGCAGCGCGATCAACCCACGCCGCGCCATCTCTTCAACAGCTGACTTCTGCGAAGGGTTAAGCGACCCGCGCCGGTATAGCTCGATAAGCGCTTCTTCTTTTGCTGCCATTATTTGGCTCCAAAGGCTTGCTTCATTAGCTCGTCGTCAGTCATATCGCCAATCGGCTTAGAGGGCTGCTCCGGCTTATACCCAAGAGCTTCGAGCTTACCTCTCTGCCTTGCTGATTTCTTGATGAGAACATCGCGAATCTTATTCAGCTGCGCTCGCATTGCCTTCTCAGACATGCCCGCTTTCAAGCCGGCACCGGCGCTGGCCAAGATCTGGATATCCTTATCGGTCAGAACGCCAGACATCTTGTTCAGGTTTTCTAAGGTGAGATTATCCTTCAGCTGCTCAAAGGCAACCATTGCATCATACCCGGCAGTGCCAGGAACGGAGAAAGGCGTGGCCCCTCGTATGCCGGTTATCGCATCAATGTAGCCTTGGTTGCCCAGCAGATCGCCCGCCATAGTCACAACTGCGTCAGAGTTTTCTATTTCCTGAACAACGCTTTCCATTTTCTCAAAGCGCTTTAAGGCGTCTTCCGGCTTCTCTTTCGGATCGATGCCTATCATTCGACCGAACGCCTTGCGCTCCGGACCTTCCCCCATGACTGACCATTTTTCGTAGTTCTGCATGGCTGTGGTTGGCTTCAGCGGAGATTCGGCGGTCTTTGTGATCCCTACCTGGCGCGCGAACATCTCGGCTTTAACTGGGTCTTGCTGGAGTAACGTTTGATAATGGTTCCAGTCCTTGATGTTTGCAGTGCCCTTTGGCGCCTCCGCTGGCTTCCGCTTCTCGCTGTACGCTTTCATAACAGATTCTTCTAGGTATACATGCCCCATCATTTCCAGGCTGTTTGCGAACGCTGCAGGGTCGTCCTTTGCCTCAAGCGCGGCCTCAAGAGAATCATCGAGGTTTGTATCGTCGCCATAGACAGCCCGTAGCGCATCGATGCGGGCTTGGATGATCTGAGGGGCTTTTGCAGGGTTGGCCAGTGCTGTGCTTATAGTCTGCGCCATGTTTGCCTTGGTCGCATCGTCACGATGCCCCATCGCCGCTATAAGATCCTCTCTGCGCCCAGGGTTTTTAATCAGAAAGCTACCAACCTGATTCGGGTCGCCGGAATCAAAGGCTGCTTGCATCTCTTGGTTCTGAGCATCCTGCGCGGCCTGTGCCTGCTCTTCCGCCTGCTGCTCACGGTACCCCTTGGCGATACCGCCGATGCCCTTGACGATAGAAGGACCATAGCCGCCCATAGGATCAACGTAATAAGGATTCTGCGCCATGATTAAACTCCCAGCATATCGTAGTCGACGGTTTTAAAGCCTTCGTGGAGTTTGATGGCTTCAGGCATGTACTTCTCGACCTTGTCGGCAATGACACCTTCGCCCCGACCTACTAGGCCCAGCGCCTCGGCCCGCTTGTTCCAGATCCATGTGAACCACTCATGGCCGTTGCGCTTGCCCTTGGCTTCCACGTTGATCTTTAGGCGAGAGTCTGAGAATGCAGCAGCGCCGGCTGTAAGGGCCATGCCCATTCCTGCCTGCTGAGCCTGGGCCTTGGCAATCTGTCCTTGTGATAATGTCTGCCCAATGCCGCTAATACCTTGTGCGATCTGTGGGGCCATGGACGGCAGTTGCGCCATGCCTTGGATGCCTTGCAGGCCACCAAACAGAGCCTGCTGCTTTAGCTTCGCGTTATAGTCGGACAGATCGGCGACGACATCACCCGAGCGGGTCATGCCTCGCTTCCCGGCAGTAGCCAGTACAGACTCCTCGCCGATATCGGCGCTAGACATGATGGCTTGGTAGATAGGCGACCGCTCAAGTCTTGCCAGTGCATCAGGGTCGCCGCCCTCCATTCCGTAGATTCCAGCGAGCTGCCCTAGCCCAGCCTCCCGGTACTGCTGCGGCAAGGCCTCGCGCTCTTTCAGGTAATCAAGAGATTCACGCTGAGCCCCAGCCGCCGTGGCCGCACCGCGCTCTGCCGCTTCTCCTGCAGCAGTTGAGCCGGTTATGCTGCCAATCGTCTTCCTGATAAAGCCTGTCATTATCTTGACCTCGAATAGATTGCCGCTATCTCGCCGGTGTGGATCTCAGCATCAGCCATATAAGTAAACCCGCACTTCTTAGCCAAGTTTACCACAGAGGCCGGCACTATCGCGCCAAGGATCACATCGCACCATTTGAATTGATCGAATATGTAAGCGCAAAACTCATTCACTGCCAGCCTAAGGCACCGATGGCTCTTCTTGTTTGCTGCCAGATGTATCGACATTGCATCGCCGTGGCTTGTGGCTGAGAAATACACCGAGTACCCGTTCCTCGACCACTCATACACCCTGTGGTTTGGGTTGATAGCAAGGCCTGCCTCTCTAGGCGCTGATAGATCCAACACCTCGGCTATCAATTTTCCTACCACTCTACTTTGATTGTCACGGTTGACAGAACAGGTCCAGCCATGGTGTTTGTGGCGCTCACCGTATAGCCTTGGTTTACAAGAGCCTCAACAACCTTATCAAATACACTAAACGTGTCAGTAGGTAGCTCGATATTAACCACCCCGTTAATTACAGACGCAGCCAGCTCCTTCTCGATAACCCGAAGACCAGCAGCAGAGGCAGCGCCAATGAGCGTATCAAGCTGAAGCAAGGGAGCCGCAGAAGTAGGCATTATCGTATTGTTGCTGTCGCTTTCAGTGCCTGCTGTTGTGCTCGATCTAAGCGCCATTATTGATCCTCAAACCAGATTGAAGAGGCTTTCATAACAGATGCGCCTCCTGACGTTATGTTCATGGCTACAGTAAGACTCTCGCCAGGGACTAGGACTTGGTTTAAGTTGGAGAAGTCGATCCCTCCTGGCTCGCCGGAAGCAACGACCTCACCACCAGTAACCACAACCTGATCAACAGCCGTCTGCATAATCGAATCGTTGTTGTTGAAGTCTGTAAACGTGAAGCTAGACCCGATAATAGGGGTTGCATTCTTGATTACTTGAACATCTACAGGTTTAGTTGAATCACTTGAGGCACCAAGAACTCCAATTATCACCTCTGCAAGATTACGGATGCTACCAAATTCGTTCCTATTTCTGAGGGTGATTATATTTGTCGGTAACAACCCTACTCCTGCAGCTGTATTGTCAGCGCCTTTCGATCCAGAAGTGTTCATTTTCTGGCCTTCGATAAATCCACCGAAGGATGATGATTCAACCCGTATTGCTGTGGTATTGCCTTTGTTTTCTGATGCCGCACCAAGCCTAAAGGTTGGGTTTAATAGCGTCGGGTTATCCCCCACGCCTGCAGCCTTTATCATGTGCACGGTTTCAAAGTCGCCCGTATCGGGATTCTCCGCCTTAAACTCTATAGCTCCTGCCCCTAGATATTCGAAGCTGATCTCGTAGGGCGTCAATTTGTCTGGGGTTATCGTGAAATCGACAACTTCAGACCAGTCTGCTTGTGGGATAAATTGAACAGTCCATTCAACAGCAGCGACTACCTGCGCCCAAGACGCCGCAGCAGTAGCAGATGAGAATGCAAAGGCGCCGACAGTAGCAGACACTAGGTTCTGAATTGCTGTTACCGTCGCTCCTGTAGAGTCAAAGTCCCATAGCTGAATCTGGCTATTAAGAGATTCGGCTATCTCATATGCAGTATGTGATGCTGTGCCGGCTGTCAATGCGACTGTGTATCCGGTTCCATCAATCGTCACCGTCGCATTCTCAACGCCCCCGGCTCCTGCCGTAACAGTCAGCAACTGAACTTCTTGCCGAGCGAACTTCCTGTACCAGATACCAAACACAAGATCTTGAAAGCCGAATGTAAGTGTATCGTTGAAACCGAGAAGGCCGGCGTCTTGCTCATTACCTGTCGCCGGGGCATCAAACTTAGCTGTGAATCTACCTTTGGCCCCTTGGCCTGGCCGATATGTTAGCGCTCGCTCGCTTATTATTGACCCTAGCGATGGAGTTGACGCACCCGTGACGGCGAAGAACTTGCTATCTAATGAACCCGATGAGCCGCCGCCAACATTAATGCTGTCAGTCTGCCCTAGCTGCCCGTATTGGGTTGACAACTGGATGACAGGGGTGTTCTCAGCCGTCGATAACTCGCCGAAGGCAGTTTTCTGAAAGACTGGCTGATTAACCACGTTAACGTCAGGTGTGTTAACCACGTTCACGTCGGGTGTGTTTGTGACCTCTATTTCTCTGATCTTACTCATTAGTACCAGCCGTCCGATTCTTCATCAAAGGTAACAAGTAGCGCTTCCTGTATGGCTATGAACTCAGAAGCATTAACGCCAAACAGTTTCTCGGCTCCGAATGGGTTTAGATTGACCCGGTGGGCGCCTGTTATGCCGGTATTGATCAGCCGGTAGTTTGTGCCGTCCACTCCTGGCCTAAGATTAGCCTCCATCTCTCCGCCGAATGCATCGGTATCAAAGAAAACTTCCTCGTCGTCTGCTGTTATCTCATACGGCGATGTGGTGATATGAGTGGTGTTCTTGATGATGTCGTTCTTGGTGTCGATCTGGTTGGCCAGCTGAATCAAGTTGCGGAAAAGGTTCAGCCATTCCTCAATGATCGCATCGTCCCAATCGGTTAACTGCCTGAGATCTGCCGCAGATAGAACCAGGCTTTGCAGAAGCTTTGTCGTCGGCTCAGCCATAATCTATAGCCGCCTTAGCGAACGCCATGCGCGACCGCGATGCTCCCCTGAATCGAAAGCTAAACCAGTTTGCTACATCGCCAAGCCTGCGGAGAATAAAGCGCTGTCCGTACTGAGATGGTTCACCGTACAGTTCGATAAACTCGGACCCCAGGATAACGCCGTCATAGGTGATCGAAACAAACACAGTGGCGTCCAATGTTGTTGTATGGCCTGGCAGAGTTTCAATCTCAAGTTCGTTAATGGACATCGATTCAAGGTAAGTGAACGGCGTGTCAAGTATCCACTCCGAAATATCGCCGTAATGCGTGGCCACCGTCTCGTCCAGAACACCTATCTTTGAATCGCGCTTGTCACCGTACACCCAGACGCCTTTTCGAGGCTCAAACAGGCCATGCTTAGCTCTCCATGGCAACTCACCGGCAACGTCAGTCTTCAAGATGGTCCAGGCCTGATCGATGCCGACCTTGGTGGCTATTGTCTCGTTGAACTGCAGAACGTGATTTGGCAGATGAACAACCAGGAAGCTATAGCCGTCCTCGCTGCGTGATTCAATCACAGCGCTTTCAAGCTGGGTTTCGGTGTAAAGCCCTATGATCTTGTCCACTTCGCGCGTGGCGACCTTCTGAGCTGCTCCTACGCCTAGAACATGGACAGAGATAGCTTCCTCTTTGCGACCACCGAGCAGATACCACTTGTCTCCCATCTCAGCCTTAGCGTGAGTCCCTACGATGCCGATCTTGACCGCTCTTGATGCGACCCGGGTAAACGAAAACTGCGCCGACGCATCGTTAACGAAGTATTCCGTTGTGTATCGTCCAAAAACGATAGCCTTGTTGTCCTGCGTCTTCCCTACACCATTGGATTTGTCCGGCATGAACTCGGCTGTGGCGAACTTAAGTGGGTCAATGCTGGATTCATCCGTGATGTCCGTATGGAATAAGAATTCACCATCGGTCATGAAATAAAATCCATCAATCCAAACGCCGTCGATCGGGTCGCCAAGGTCTGGATCTGTTACCTCTCTGAATCCTGCTGTGGTGTCGTATAGCCACATGCGACCATCAGCGATAACAGCCTGAGTAGTGAACGAATAAGGAAGGCTTGCAGTATCAGAACCGCTAATAGTGCCAAGAACGGCAACAGCGCCATCAGCAGCAACCGAAATAAGATTCCCGCCGGATACCCGGTAGTGGTCAAGAAATCGCTCATTCCACAGGGCTCCTCGATCAACACCCGAGCCGTCGCCGTACTGGGTCAAGCCAGGAAACTGCAGCATGTAGCCGGCAGCACCCAGGACCGGCTTGGCAATGGCGAACATGTTGACCGGCAGGCTGTCCCGGTAATCCGTTTCAGAGCCTACCTTGTCGCCTTTGATCAGGTTTAGGACTAGCTCGACCATTAGTGATCCCTTGGGCGTGGAGTAAAGGCGAAGATGATCACTCTTGTTTCGATTCTTCCGCTGCTGGTGGTAGCAATGATGGTTAGCTGCAGCTCTTGCGGCGTCGTGTCGTTCGACCCTGTGGCTGTGATCTGGTAGGAAACATCGTTATCGGTAAAGCTGGATGAGTTGATCGTTAACCCGGTGTCTGCCGAGAAATCAACCGATGCGATCGTTTCACCGTCGTTCAGATAGGCGTCAAAGTGTTCGGTGTAATCGTTAATATCACCGATGAACATTTCAATAGTTGCGCAATCGTTAGGCGCAACGGCTTGGTTTCGGTAGAACCGGTTCCAGCGATTATAGCGAAGAGTATTGCCCGAGCCTCTTGGCTGCCGTGATGGATAGGGCACCATGTTGATGCGGTCCATGGCGCTGCGGCCGGAGAGGTTGCTCAGCGACTGGCTGGCCTGCGCCATGAGCGTCGGCGACACCTGCTTGCCGAAGTCCACAACAAGCCTGATGGCGAGATTTGTTGCATACGCCTGCTTGAACGCAAAAGATACATTGGAAGCGCTGTTTGGATCGGGCGTATCCTCGAAGTTATAACCCGAGCAGATATTGCGTGTCGCCCATTCTGCGGCCATCCCCTCTAGGCGATCCAAAGCCAACTCAAGATCACTCGGGTTTGGTATGCGAGTTAATCCAGAAACCCGCATCTGACTATAAGCGTCAATGATGGCATCGATCTTGTCGAACGTGCCACCTATTTGGTTACTCAGATTCCTCATAGCCGAGCTCTACCTTTAGCGCTTTGATGCGTTTGGTTTTAAAGCCTTCGATACCCGCTTTCTCGGCAGCCGCGCGAACCTCACCGTTGGATAGCAAGCCTGTACCGTTGGTATCAGCCTCTTCCTTGGTTGGGGCTACGGGTGCGGGCTCGGAGTTGGTATCAGCCTCGTCTTTGCCATCCGTCACGCTCCAACCGTTGATCAGATGTTCTTGCAGCTGCTCGGGCGGGATAAGCGACTCCGCTCCATCTTTATAAACGAATACAGACATGGTGCTTCCTCTTTGAAGGCTACTTGGTCAGCCGGTTACTAAACCGCTGCGCCAATCGCCTCAAGGTTGGTTTCGCCATCGGTGTAAACGACAGTCGTGTTGGCAGCGCTCAGCAAGGTTGTGCCAAACGTGAACGCACCGTCTGACTTCGTTGCTGTGACGTTACCCATGCGAGCATGTCCCGCAGCAGCCGCAGGAATCCCGGCAATGGCCAGCACAGCCGAAGCGTACCCGGTTGCATTGTCTGCCGCCTCAATTGCGTCAATGGTGCCATCAGCGCCGATATCGAACGCCACAGCGCCGAATGTGGACTGAGGGATAACATCGTTGCCCGGTGCCGTGCCAGCCGCAACCGCCGCCTTTGAGTACCGAACACCCGCAATGGTGAAGTCGAAAGCCACGTTAGAAACTGCCGTGGTAGTGCTGCCGATAGCCAAGGCTGGCCGTGATACCGGATAATTGCCTTTAAGCTTTGCCCGGATGTCGTTGACCAGAACTGTGTTGGCGGCAGCAGTTACAGCGGTGGCGTCAACCGTTGCTGTGGTGTCGGCACCATCATCGAGATCTGACATCTGATTAACGTTCGTACAACGTGAACCACCCATAATCTTCTCCTAAAAAAGGGGCCGTTAAGCCCCATGTTCTGTTGATTAAACCGTGGTTACTGGAGGAGCCGCGACACCCTTGGCACCCAGCATGATCCACCCGATGCTGTCATCGACGTAGAGCAGAGTAGCCTGGTCGCCTGCGTCGGCAAAGACGATGGTTGCCCATCCGGTAGATGTTGCCGGTGTCAATGTGCCGTCACCGCCTCCATCAGTGGTCAGGTTGATAATCAGAATTTGACCTGGGTATCCATCGGCCAGGGTTAGCGCTTCAGCGTCACCACCAGTGGTCTTGGCAACGTACCCATGACTTACCGGGATAGCTAACGCGTCGGCAATGGAAGTGGTCGTCAGATCACTGGTAGCATCATCATCTCGACGATGATACATTTCTCCGATTTGAAAGATTCTGGACATTTTGACTCTCCTAAAAGGGGCCGAAGCCCCTTTATCGTTTACCAGTTATGTGAAGGTTACTGCAACGCCAGCGTTTTGTGGGTTGCACATCGTGATGCCGTACCAAGTAAACAGGCGGTAGCGGAACGACATATCTGCGATGTTGCCATCGTAAACCAGATACATCGTCTGGCCGTTGCTCATGGTATCAGAGATCACCTTCATGCCGTCGAACTCAGAGAACAACTCAGCCGGAATGGTGCCGCCGATCACTTCGATGGCTGACTTATCCCAGAACAGATTGACCTTAGCCGATGCGTCGATGTTCAGGCGCGCCACGACATCGGTATTGGAGATCGTGGTATCGACGTTGGCGTAAGCCTTCTCCAGAGCACTAAGTGCCGCATCGTCAGCCGCGATTGGCTTCGGAAAGATGGTGATTGAGGTGCCGGTAGGCTTCGCCACAATGGTGAACGTCATCAGCTGGCCGGTAGAGTTCTTATCAGCCAGGCCGACCGACTCAAGCGCACCGATGGTCACTTTGTCGCCAACGTTGTAGGAAGCCGAAGCCGCTACAGGAAGGACCGCAGAGCGATAATCCACGTTAGTAACGAGGCCGGTTGCCGTATCAACAGAGCCAGCTTCAGGCTTGAACGACTGGTCACCGGTTACCGTAGTGGCTGGGTTTGCGCCGCCGACCAGGTTGGGCAGGTATGACCCGGTGAAAATGTTGGCCTCAGCGATGTTCTCGCCGATCTGACCTTTGGCCCAGACGCCTTCTGAACGGCCCTGCAAGGTCTGACGTGCTGCCAGGTCTTTACCGAACTTCAGGTTATCCCGGTCATTCAGGATAAAGCAGCGCTGATCGTGCGCCTGTTGGGTTTCGTTCTGAATGGCCTGACTTTCAGCGATGAAGTCGTAACCGCTTGTTGCGTTCGAGCGATAGAACTTCGAACCCTGGTTTTTAACAACAAGAGCGATCTGCTTGTTAAGCTCGGTCACCTGTTGCTTGCCAGACCGCTCACCGGCCCGCTCCCAGAAACGCAGGTCGCGCATGTTGTCTGCGCGCTGCTTGATAAAGTCGTTCTTTGGCTCGCCAAGGATAGACGGGAATGTCTCCTCGATGATGTCCTGTTCTTGGCCGGAAAGATCCCAGCCTTCCAGGATCGGGCGGTGCTGCTGGACAGGTTGCCAGATTACGTTGCCGGCGTTCTGTAGTGATGCGCCGTCCGGCTGCATTCGCATTACCAGATCAACCAGTTGCATTTGGTCTTCATAGGTTTCTTTGGTCTTCTCAAACAAGACCTCAACCGTTTTGCCTGTAGTAAGTGTCATTAGGGCTACTCCTCAAATTACCAATCGGATACGTCGATGCCCTCTGCCTTGGCTTGCTTCTTGGCGTTGTAGGCGGCTTGGCCCCGGCCCGCTTTGTGGGCTGAAACATACGTAGCTTTCAGCTTCTTAGCATCACCTTTGGCTGAGCCTCCCTCGTCGCTCTGAATCTGCGTCGCTGGCGGTCGAGCTCGACTAACTCTTTTCTGCGGGGCAGCAACGGTTGACTTCAACTCACCGAGATACAGCGCTGCGCTGATTCCGGTGGGGTCTGTCACTAAGCTGCTTCTGAGCTTCTCCTGTGCCGTTTTATTCCGGCCTAAGAAATACATCACCTTTTCCGATCCTTCACCCAGCCGAGCAATCATGTTGTCGGTTACGATATCGCCCATCTTTGGCAATACAGACTCAATCGTCTGCCTGACTACCGTGTCAGCGTTCTGGTAAAGTTCCGGCGTAATGCCTGACTCTTCTGCGAGCTTTGCTGCCCGTTGGTAATGATCATCTACCGCTTGGTCTAGCTGTTTCGCTGCCTGGGTCTGTGCGGCTGTTTGGGCCGCTCCTGAATGGCTAGAAGCGATCTTTGCATCGGTCCGCTTGTCATGCCAATCATCCAGTGCCGCGTCATAACGGTCATCGTCAAAATCGAAGTCTTCCCGCTTTGGCCTTGATCCCAATTGGGTGGGCTGCTGTGCCGCTGCCGGCTGTCCTGACTTTAACGCTGCGTTCTCAGCTCTCAGCTGTTCCAGCTCCTCGTTCTGCTCACCGATACGGCCTTTCAACTTGCCCCGCATCTTGGTGAGTGAAGCCAGAGGAACTACGGATCCATCATCATCATCACCTTCTGAGGCCTGGTCCTCAGTTTGCATCCACGCTTCAGTTTCGGTTTCATCGGCGTCTGGCTGATCTCCCTCCCCAGGGCTATCATCCTCTACCGTTACTTCCTCAACCGCTTCGACTTCGGTTTCGACTTCGTCGGCCTTGGGTAGGCCTTCGGTAGCCTTTACTTCCGCTTCAGCGTTTTCAGCCTGTAGCTGTTCCAGAGTTTTCATCCAATCAGCGCTCCGATTGCGAGTAACCCTATCAGTTCGGATAGGTACGTTTGCCGTTTACCTGTCGGCTGCAGTGGTTTGAGTATAAACCTATGTTTATGGTTAAACAAACAGGCATAAATAAACCTTACTTGATCGACGGTTGTTACTAGGCTACCTTGTTAACACTGACAACAAAGTAGTGCGAATTGATGAGACAGGTTCAATTCCTGTTATGTGGCGAAGTCTTGGTGACTAAGACAAAGGCGGTTCAACTCCGTGAGGTTTGCAGCCGGTGCTGATGGCCCGTGACACTTAGCAATAGGTGTCTCGTCAATGCGCACTAACAACAGAGGAGTAGTGTAAATGACATCTAAAAATACCAGATCATCCGCACACGTTCTTTTCCTGGCTTTTGATCGCTTGGTAGAGAACTGTCACGACCACGATAACGAAGACAAAGATCTAGACCAGATGGTTATGAGCAAGATCTCATCGGTGGCGATGAAAGTAGTTAGACAGGATCGGGTCTTTGTTATTTTCGGTTCAGGGAAAATAGAGGCCGGGAATATAATTACAGGCCAGGACTTTACCGAAGAGATCAAAAATCTAATATCGGAAGTCGTTATCAATAACCTCTAACAAACAGGACGCAGCAATGAAACCCAGCACAGCACAGAGGATCTACAACCAAGCCATGAGTCGGGCAGCGAGCGGCGCCACTGTAGCCATCCCGTTTCATATCCGGCGTTCAATGGAATCTCGGTTCGATAAACTAGAGTTCCGCTTCGGATGGGGGTGGATCAAGCCAGTATGTAGGGATTTCTACATGAAAGGCGTCACCGATCTCTATCGCAGCGGACTGATGGTTCCTGTTGACACTCACATCAAATCAAAGGGAGGCAGCTAATGCAAACCTTCACCCCCACCCAGCTACACCAGAACCCGGCCAAGGTATTCCGAGCCGCAGATAAGGATGGCTCTGTGCTGATCAAGCATGATCGGTATCCGGATGTTGTGTTTGTGCTTACGGCCAAAGAGAATAAGGCGGATTCATTGTGAATATTAAAATTTGCAGGTGTGTTAACGACGACGAAGCTAATGGCCTTGATGTGCCCGTTCTTGATTCGAGAAACCGAGTTGTTGAGGTTACAGGGCTTGCCAACAAGGTTAAGGCGATTATAGAGCTCTTAAAAGGTCGCGGGGAGATCACTGTTTGGGAGAAGGAGAGCAGCGATGTTTGATACCGAGAAAGTAAACGACGCAAATACGGCCGAAGAGATGCGGGCTGAGATCCTAAGGCTTCGGCATTACAACCCTATTGTTAGAATGCTGATGGATATGGCGGACTACAAGGGAGTGAGCGCCGAGGACAGATTTACAATTCTCGCCTATAACGTGCTAAAGCAGAACGCGACACTGCAGGAATTAGTGCTTAAATGCAACGCGACTCGAGCAATGCCTCCAATGATTGTGCGCGACTTACTTAATCCTGATGTTGTTTGATAAACAGGGCCGTGGAAGATGAACATTGCGTGCCTGTTTGGCCTCCATAACTACGACTTCCAATACCCTAACGTTGCGATGCAAGTAACGCATGGATACGCGTATGTGGGCGTTACTGTGCTGTGTAGTCGGTGCGGGAAGACCAGGCAGCATCAAGATTACCTGCCTGGCCTCCCTATTATTGAGCCTGATCACGCGGCCCCGCGATAAGCACTGTTGGCTATCTCCTGCTGCTTCTGCACGTTGTCTAGCTGCTTGCCCATTGAGTCGATTCGCTTGAAGTCGATCGATGCGCCGGCCTCTGCTGCGTCAACCTGAACGGCCATCCGATCAGACTGCGCGCGGAACTGGTCGATGATTCGCTTGCCCTGCTCGTTCTTGACATTGCCCACGGCCACCATTTGCTTAGTCTCGGCCTCCATCTGCTGCGCCTGACCCTTCTTGTCCTCGGCCATAGCTAGGACCATGTTGGCGTCCGGCTGCTGGGTCTGCTGCGCCTCGGCAAGCATCTGCTTCTCTTCGTCGGTCTCAGGCTCTTTGAATCCGGTCAGCACTAGCTGCTTGCGTGCATACTCTCGGATGTCGCTGGTATCAACGCCATCGGTAAGCTCCAGGATCTTCAGCGTCAGCGCTTTGTGTAGCGTCGGATCAGTCAGCGCGACAGACTCGGCTATTGCTTGAAGCCGGTCGATCGTCTGCTCTCTCTGGCTGTCGTACGATGGGCCGATATCAGAGTAAACATCGAACTCCATGTTAGTCAGGTCGTTCAATACTTTGACCTCGCCGGTCTCCGCATCGATAACGTGGGTCATCGTCTCGACCTGCATGGTCGTGCCGTCTGGCTTGGCCACGGTGATCTTGCGCGGTGAGTCCATTATCTCAACAGCCATTGAGGCGTAAACCTCGCCATCCCTGCGCTTAGCGAACTTCAGGTTGTGCTGGAAGATATAGGACTGTTTGTCCATTCGCGCCTGCAGTGCCATCACTGCTTTGCCTGACAGATCTGGGTCAGCAATGTCTTGGGGTATGCCAGGGTTAGCAACGTCCTCTACAGCCTGCCGAGTCAGCTCTATGCTGGCCGCCAGTGCTTGAGGAATGGGCTGGTCAGGCATTGCCGCAACCGGGCCTATTGGCAAGGCCTCACCGCCCGCAGTCAATCTGTTCTGCAATAGGTACGGGTAATCATTATCGACACCAGCAATGTCATACATGTTCTCAAAGCCCTGAATCTGCTCGGCGAAGAAGATCGGCTTAGGCCGTGGCGATCGAGAGACGATATCGGCCAGGTAACTCATCTGGAAGTTGCGGAGCCGCTGCGGGTCTTTGGCCAGCCGCGTGATGCCGGTGTAATACTCCTCACCCTCTACGATGTACCGCTCGCCGTACATCGGAATGATGGGGATGTACTCGCCGGCAATAACTTCCTCTTTCAGGATCTCATGGCCAGACATGATGTAACGAGTCACCTGCATTCGCTCAAGGTCTTTCTCGGCGACGATCTCATAACCAGAATCGATCATGTCATCCATCACGTCATCAAGCTGTGACTGCAGCAGGATCGTCTCTGTGCCCATTGGATCAACGAAGGTCAGCGCGGTGTCCTTGATCTTCTCGACGTGGTAGAACCGGCCAACGTAGAACTTTTTGCCCTCGCCGCTGCCGGACCATGGGAACGTATAGGAATGCTCTGGCGCCCTGAAGTTGGTAGGGCCTTTACTTTCCTCGCCGGTCAGCTCTTTGACTAGATCATTATACCCATCCTCTGAGAACGGCTCGATAACGCAGCAATACTTAGCATCTGATTTGTCTTGGCGCTTTGAGTTCGGATCCCAGAACACGCAGTTGACAGCCTCGGGGATGAACTTGCGCCGGATCACCTGGTTTTGATCACCCATTCTGCTCGATGCGTACTCTGTGAACAGCTCCCACGCACCGAACCCACCGTCAACAGCGTCTGCGCTGGCGTAGGTGTAGGCCTCTTGCGAGGTGTTCAGCCGGTCATCGGCCCGATACATGCCATCAAGCAGATCGGCGCCGTCGTCCCTGTCTTCGTCCTTTGGCTCGAAATCCACCTGCACCGGGTTGGCAGCCAGGTCGCCCATGATCTGCCGGTGCGCCTTCTTCAGAATGTTGAACTCGCCACGGAAAGCCAGGTTGGTATCCTCAAGCAGGTTGTCATCCCACTGCGTTACCCTGGCAAATACCAAATCATCAGAGGCCTGCTGCCGGCCCGTCTGCCCAGACTGATACGCCTTGTCTACCTTCTTCTTGATCTGGTGTAGTTCCAGCGACATTATCGGAGCCTCATCGGTCTGTTTGGTTTGGGCATCTTAACTTTCGAGTGGTCAAACGACGGCATGTATCGCATCAGCATCATGATCGAGTCACCAAGGTTCGGAGACTTGATCTTGAATTTGGTCTTCATTTCGTCCTTCGTGTAAAGCTGAAACAAGCCGTTGCCGTTGGGCTTAATAGGCATTCTACACAATTCAGCCCTTATTTTCTTCAACACCGCGATGTCAGAGCTGAAGCTTATCAGCGTGTCTGGGTCGTGATACTCACCAGTCGTGACCGCCCTGTATGTCCGATAGCACCGGTCCCTTAGTTCAAAGTAATACTGCGCTCGCTTGTTCTTGAACGAGTCACCTATGGTTTTCTGGCTATCAACCGGCGACTTCATTGCGGGCTTATAGATGGCCTCCGGATTATCTGGCGCCTCCGATCCACGGAACGACACAATCTTCGTACGCTTGCCATCAAAGTCTGCCGATGTCTGCTCTGCCAGGGCTATGCCCATTCCGTCGCAGTCCCAGGTGTATTGATCAACACCTTGCTGGATAGCCTGGCCTACTGCCCAGTGCCCGCCCTCGTTGACGTTGCCTGTCTCCTTCTCCTGCGCATCCAGTACGACAGAGCCATGCCGCATAGCATAGCCCTTAGAGTCCGGCCCTGTGTCGGATGGGTCGTGTGAAGCAAGCTTGACGCCTGTAGGCTTGAATCCAAGCTTAAGGTGCGCATCGACACAGGCATCGAACCACTCGGACATTATCAGCGAGTTCTCAACGCTGTCGTTATAGGCCCCGAGCCAGATGTGGTCGTACTCGGCGCCGGATCTGTTCTCTTTGTCCCACGCCCTTTCATCCTCGAGGCCTGAGTCTTCATACCAAGGGTTGTCCGTGTAGTTCATCATCACAACCAGGTGAAGATCATCCTCATAGATGCCGTCACGATCTAAAGCATCCTGAAAGGGTGTGATAAAACGCTTGGATAAGGGATCTTCACTTGAGCCAGGGTTGGCCACAAAGATCATGGAGACGTTGTTGAATTCATCCTCATACTGATCGGCCTCGTTCGGCAATCCTCGCTTTGGCTTCTTCCGAGCCGTTGGCGTGAGGGCCGTTAGTGAGTCCTTGCTGATGAATTGCGACTCTTCCGCCCAGTACCGCTTGAAGCCGTGGGCCGACTTGATGGAGTCAACATTGCGAGACAGGCCGGCAAACTGAAACGCATCCTTCTCGCCGAACAGGATGGATTGTGCCTGCGCCTCGAACCCGGCCAGCTGCAGTCGTTTGATTTCTTCTTTAATCAGGGAGTGGACAGAGTTTTTAATGCTGGACTGGAACTCTCGAAGGCAGAATGTTTTAGCGCCTGAGTCCTTGGCGTCGATCAGGCATATGTCAGCGATACCAACCGACTTGCCCGACCCTCGGCCGCCGACCACTACGATGAACCGCTTGGTAGACTTCAGGACCGGCTCAAGCTTTGCTGCCAGGTAAACGTCGACCTCTTCTTTCGTGACTACCCATCCGATGCCGACCTTCACCAGCGAGTGGGTATGGCCGTCTTTTGGGCAAACTATGCCGACAACTGTGGCCTGACCCTTCTTTCTCTCGGCTTTGCGCTTCTGCAGTTCTAGCACCGCAGCAGCTTTGATTTCCAGACTAGCCCTGTTCATTGGCTATGATGGCGGCAAGCTCGGCGTCTGTCTTGCCTGATAGATCGACAGCGCCTGAGTGTTCGAGCTTCTGCTTGTTGGCATCGAATCCACCGGTGTAGTCCGTCAGGGTCTTGAGGGCGCTTGTGCGCGATGATGGCGTCGCATCTTGCATAGTGCCATCTGCCTCTTTCAGGAGCATCCTTACGATGTCCTCTGTGGTCACAAGGGCCTTATCTGCGGCCTCTTTGCGGCTCTCTTCTATGGCGGGGGCTATGCGGGGGTCTTTCTCAAGCTTTTGGGCTTCTTTGCTCACTGCCTTCCGGCTCATCTTGTGCCCGGCATAAGCGATGTCGTAGGCAGCAGAAGGGTCGTTACCAGCTATCCGTGCGTTCTTATAAGCTTCCTGCTTTGATGTTAGCTTCCTAGCCATGGCTCTGCCTCGATATGCACGTTGGCGTAGATGTGCGCTTCGTGACCTATTTGCTGTAAGGCTGGCCCTGTTAGTTTGATTCTGCTTGCTGGAACGCCTGCTGCCATCGCAGCAAGCACTGTTTCTTCGCACTCATCATAAGCGGACTTGATGAGCGCTGATGTCATATCGCCTAAACTGGTATCAGGAAGCATGTCGTCGTCAAGTTTGAGTTTTGAGATTTCGCCAAACTTTACGCCCTGCCTAGCGTGGTTATATCTTGCTGGGCTGGGCTGGATCAATACGTCTTTGCTTGCCTGTTTTGATGTGAGCTTCCTGGTTGTCATTCGTCATCCTTATCCAGAACAGTAGGCATCATCAGAAACATCTTTGCCCACTCCAAGTTCCATAAAGCATCTGAAGCAGCCGCGCGATCGTTGTCGCTGCCTAGCTGATAAAGATTGCCACCAGTTATTACCGTGCAGTTGTCTTTCTGCACCTCGCCAGACTCTATCTGATCCGCAATTAGCCTAAGAGTTGCAGGAACGTCCATGCTTGCGATAATTGGCACTACGTTGCTCATTGCCCGGGTCTCTAATCGATCTTGATGTGTTTTTCTTCCGCCTGCTTCTCCAGCAGCGCGGTCCTGATCTTTTCTTGGCGGCGTTTCTGCTTGAATGTTTGAGACTTGATCCAGAACGATTGGATATTGATTGCTACGATGGTGATCGACACGATGGCGCCGAGCAATATCAGCACTGAACCGAAATACTCACCGCTGACTACCGTGTTGACCGAATTAATCCAGCCCGGCGCGGTCGCAGTCCCGATCCCGACAGCCAGCGCAACTTTGCCGCTTGCCGCATGCTGGACGCCTTCGATTAGTTGCTCTTTCATATAGAATCCAGAGGCCTCTTATGGCGCTAGTTGCTATGGCTGCGAAAAGGCAGATGGTGTAAACCTGTTCTAGCACCGCTCGACCACTCCATTAGTGAGACTATCAATACCAGGGAATACATCGTCATATAGGCGCCATCATACATCAAAGGGTCGAGGCCTTTATCGTAGGCCATCCATCCGGCTGCGTTAGCGAATACCGATACCGCTGATACAGCTCCCAGGAACAACGACAAGAATCCGACCCTTGACCATTTCACAAGCATAGCAATAACCACCAAATCGAGATAGCACGCGATCAGATGGAAGTAATTGTCAGGTATGATTTCGGCAAACCGCCCGACCTGAAACAGCAAAGCCGGCACGATAAAAATCAGCACCGGCTTTCTCTTGTCGGCCCGTGTTAGCAGGCCGATTATGAGGGTTATCAGAATTAGGGCATTGATGATCACTAGTAACCGCCGCCTTTGGCTTTCTTCTTCGTCCCGCTTTTCTTCGGGCCGTTGCCACCGGCTCTGTTCTTCGGCTGGTTCGCTTTCTTCTTCGCCACGCTCAATACTCCTGATTGAATTGTAACCGCATTGTATCAGATCAACGCCGGTCTTTCTCTGCGCCCCATACAGGCGGCGCTTCATTGTTAGAACATGTCAATTCTTCGGCCAAGCGCCTCTGAATAGTTTTGCATAGCCACCTGCTGAACCATCAGCAAACCCTGATCCACTGCCGGGAGCCCGGCATACACGTCGGTATGCATAAAATCGACAAGGGCCATGATCTTCTTATCAAGCTTGCTCTTCTCATCTACTACGCGTTTTTCATGTGGTTGCATAATGTTTACCTTTTGTTGTGTTGTATCAGGTTATTGGCCGATTGATTTGGCCCAGTCGATCAGCCCTTTGTGTTGAATTAGATTCGCATTACACCGGTCGTAGTTCTCTGTGACAGCGATAAGCGCATCTCTATCGGTTGCAGTTCTTGCGGTGGCTGCAGAAGATGCGCCGGCGGCACTGGCGGCTCTGGACACGTTGGCGGCTTGATTGTGCGTGCGCACCCACTCAGCAGGAAGATCGCACTTCCCAGTACCAGGATCTTGAACATAACGAATAACCTCTTTGGTGACCGTTCTGGCCTGCGTGGTATGCGCCCTGAGCTCTGCCGCTGCTTCAGCGCTGATCGCCTCTGACTTCTCCCTGCTTAGTCGCTCGATCGACAGCACGGCATTAGCCTGTAGTTCGCTGGCTTGCGCTATGGCTCGCTCAAACTCAGCCATATCCTCACCCATGCGCCAGCCTTGTACGACGAAACCGGCGACGAACGATATAACGATCGCCCCGGCTTTCAGGTACAGGCTATTCACGTCAGTACACCCACATTGTCAAATGGCCTTCCGGCAGCTCTGGCCGGTAGCCTAGATGAACGAACGTCTTGGCAATTCCGATAGCATTGCACCCAGCGACAATTCCCGCTTGAACAACGTTACCGCGGGTCGCTCCATTTACAGCGACATCAACACCCTGCTGCTTCTGGTGGTCTGCCGGTGTTTTTCGATGCGTTTCATCTGGATGTTTCGGGCAGCGCCCACCGGATCTAACCGTAAGGCTGTGATTCACATCCTCGCGAACGGCTTGAGCCCTATCAAGATGCTCTTGGGATACGCTGCGCCGGTCACACTCAGGATGGCCACAAGTACATAGCAGCTTGGGATCTGTTGCCGGGTTGAAATTCGATGTTCTGATCATATCTTCACCGTTTGTTTATTATACCAGATCGATAATTGTTCGATTCTCTGGCCGTGATCAGGTGCCTGTTTTATCCGTTGTCATCAATTAGCTTTATGGCTTTTTCTAAGCAGGGTCTGCATAAGTAGGCCGTGCTGCTGTCGTAATCTTCCTCTTCACCGATAAGGACAATATCCCAACTTGTTTCCTTGCACTCACCGCAAGCATATTTGCTGACCCACGAGTTGGTCGCGGTTATTTCTGAAACGTCCTCTGCTGTCGCTGTCTCTTTGTCGAGAGCAGACAGCTCATCCCCTACCATTCTGCCTCTGTCGTCCGCGCCATAGGATCCGCTGCCATACTGACGACGCCAACCTGCCGCTACGACTCTTACTTGGTTTCGTTCGTTAAACAATTCCATCCTTATCTCCCGCGCCATAACAGCGCTCTATTCCGGTTAGCTGGTTGTTAAAGACTATGACGCCATAGCCTCTGTATAACCTCACCTTCCGGCAGCGGACAATCCTTAATCCATAGAATGGATTAAGGA